AATCGTTCAAGTTTAGAGAGAAATTGATTGTTATGTCTAGCGATGTAGTCCCAGGCATACCTGCGAAATTTCTTTCTGCAAATTTATATTTTTGTGGAACTGCAGCTAATTCAACACTAAGTCCGTCTAAACCAGTGATTGTATTAACTTGCTGTAAGAGCATCTCTGCGCCAGTAACACCTGCTGGAGGTAATAATGTTACCTCAAATAGGTTACCTTGTACTGGTTCGAAATTCCTACCTTTCTTTTGAGTTTGGTCCTCTGAATAATGTGGTAAAGCCATATCTTTTATTTCTTATTTTATTTATATATCGTTATTTTATTATGCAAAGTTACCTGTTGCGATCTCTCCTGTATTTAATACAGTTACCCTAGATACTAGAATCTCAAGACCTTTAACTGGTTCAACGAATGTATCAAGAATACCCATGTTGTTATCGATCACCTCAGTTGTGTTGTTTGAAGTGTCCATGATGTTCTTGTAGTCGTATACACCACCATCTTTCTTAACTGATTCCATAAAGTTATCAGCTAAAGTTTTGATTTCTAATCTAGTTTGAGCTGTATTAAACTCGAATAGATAGTTTTTAAGAATTTCAGCTAAACCATCTTCAATATAGATAAGAACTTCTCTTACGTGTGCTGAAGATAAGGCTGATTGAATTCCTTGCTGTGCAGTTTTATTACCTTTGATTGTTAAACCAACGCCTCTTTCAAATACGATTGGGTTGTAACCAAATGGTTCAAGTACATCTCTATCATTCTTATCGAATGAGAATTCTAAAGATTGAACACCTGTTCCACCTACAACACCTCTTCTTGGGCCTGCGATGATTGACCATGGTAATGCATCTAAATATTTGTCAATATAGTTATTTGATACGTAAGCTGCTGGTGGAATAACTTTAGTTCTACCGTTCTCAATTACGTTAAGACCAGGACCGTAGTAGAATGCATAGTTTGCACCTTCATTGATCGATGGTAATGTGTAAAGAGCTGTTGGGTTTAACTCTAAGTTACCTCCTGTTGCAACGTTATTCACGTCAAATGCACCAGTGATAGCATTTAAGAATGATGGGTTTGTAGAAGCTTTTAATTCTTTCACCATTGGTGCGTTAAGAATTGCAGAAGCGTTCTGTCTTTCTTTACATAAGAATGATAATTCTTCTTTGTTTAAGATTCCACCGTTCTCTAATGAACCGAATGTATCAACTACATATCTAAATGTAATATTATCTTTATCTACTAAAGCGTTACCTAAACCAGTACCTGGCTTAATTGCTGATAGTAATTCTGCAATACTTTTTGCAGTTTGAGTTGCTCCTTCTAATGGGAATGTCTTATAGAATCCACCTGCATCCTCATATCTCTTAAGAGAGTATGATGGTCTTGAAGAAACTGCTCTATGTGTTTCAAATCTGTAGTAAGTAGTTCCGTTAACAACAGTTTTAACGATCTTTTTAATTCTAGATAGTTTACCACCGTCACCTGGTACATACATGCCTACTTTAATATCTGAATTCCAAGTTGCATCATTTGAACCTGATAATGTGAAGATACCTGCACCGTTATCAGTAAATGTCCATCCTTCTGATAATGTTGGGAACATTTCTGCTCTTGCATTTGGAGTTAACGTCCATACATCAAATGATGTATTAATACCCGCAAAGAAAGCTGTTAATGAATTACCAACACCACCGTATTGAGTACTAAATGAAAGTCCACCTGCACATGAGATTGTTAATTCACCATCTTCTACAGAAACATTTGAGATAGCAACATACTCACCAGCGTTAACTGATTCTAAGAAGTTACCAACTACAATTGATTCGTAAGATGTTGGTGTTGCATCAACTACAATATTACCATCTTCATTAACAATAAAGTTAGCGTTAGATGCCCATGGAGCTGGAGTACCTGGATTATATTTTTCATAAGATTTTGAAATAGCACCAGAAGCAACGATTGTTACTTGACCTTCACCATTTGCACCCGAACCAGTATTAGTGATACTTTCGATCTTAACATATTCACCTCCAACATAAGCTTCTAAGTATTTAGAATCTGTAATACCATGTAAAGAGGATAAGTTAGCTGCACTTAAAGCAGGATCGTTACCTTGGATGGTTAATGTTGAACCAGCAACTGATACGATACCAGCCTGTGCTGTTAAATCTACGATAGATTCTGCAGCTACTTGCTTCACTTTATGAGAAAGAATCTCATAATCTTGGTAGATGTCAAAGTTGTTACCTACTAGATCAATTTGTGGAAGTGCATCTTCTTGTACTGCACAGAATAAACCAGTTCTTCTAGCCTCCATATTAATTAGAGTCTCGATATACATTTGGTTACCTTCTGCATCAATAAATTCAGGAATTAATGATACACCATTATATTGTGCTAACAGAGTTACTTCTCTTAAACCAGCAAACTTAGCGAATTCTGATTTTAATAACCCGTCTTGAGTAAAGTAGTTTCCGTAGTTTGGATCGTTATTTAATTCAGCAGCGTCAAACTTGCCTTTAAATACAAATACATCTACTAGGTAATCTGATACGTACTCATCTGCATCAATACCTTCTGGAATATTTGATTCACCATACCATTCTCTTGCTGTTAATTCAAAACCTCTAACATCTCCAGCTTGTCTAATGATAACTGTGATTGGATCTTGTTTGATATTAACAAATGAGATTGCGTGGTTTGTGTCTTCTGCAGCAGCAGATAAAAGTTTTTCATCTGAAGGATTCCAAAACTTGTCTGTATCAAATACAGCATTAAATTGCTTTGAAGCAGCATTTGATGCTTGTAATGAATTAGCTGATAAACCTTCTTGTGATGAGTTAGTTGCTGGAGAGAAAATTGATACTCTATCAGCAGTATCTGCACCAGTTAAGTTTAATGCTAGAATAGGACCTCTAGATAAAGCCTCGATAGCTGATCTGTGGAAGAACATTCCTTTCTTTTCTAACGACTTGTCTACACCACCGAAAACTTGCTTGAATTGTTCTACATCTTCTACTAATACTGGAGTATTGTAAGGACCCTTTTTAGATCTACCTACAACTAGTCTAATAGTTTCTGCAGGGATGTTAACAGTCTGTGACTTGTCAAACTCTAAGCGATATACGCCCGAGCTTTTGAACTGTAATAATTGAGGACTTAATGCCATAATCTTTTAGTTATTATTTTTTATTCTTTTATTATATATCCTTGTCTTTCTGCAAATTTATTTCAATAGGTCATAAATATCATATTGTAAATCACCCTGCTGATCACTATCTTTAAATAGTATCGCTTCCATCTCGTCATGGAGCTCAGGGTCTATGAAATCTAAGATCTCTTCCACAAAGTCTGCATAGTCTGTTGTATTAAAAAATTCGGTTGCAGTGATGCAAGTCATTATCACGTCATCATTGCCCATTTGGGCTCCATAACTTCCATTTGGTAAAGTACCAAAAAGACTAGCTTCCGTCACTGTAACTTCATCAGTTAAATCTAATCTATTTATCTTATACAATTTTGCGAAATTCTGGCAGAAGATAGCTTTATTGTCAGATTTTAGTTTAATACCTGGTTTTAATGACCTTCCATCATGTCGGTGTTTAAATTTAACTATCATCTCATCATCAAAGTCATTTCTTTGTGGAAATATACTTCTTAGATATTGGAATAGAACTGTACCATAAGTATTATACTCCACGATCATCTTTACGTTTTCTGGATAAAATACATCTACTGCTAAAGTATATAGTACTTTTGCAAAATCTTCAATCACATGTTCGTTTGATCTAAATCTAGCTACTTGTGTAAATTTAAAAAAGTCATACATCGCACCAGGATTAATAACGTTCTTAATTTCTTCTGTGTTCATTGGATTAACCTGAAAGACATTAATTACCGATGAGTCACCACCATTACCTTCTGCAATATCTACAGAGAATACCCAAAAGTTTTCTGGGTCCTTACATGTATCAATATCAAAGTCTGGATCCCATTCTAAGAAACCTTTTGTATCAATTGAAATATAATCAAATTCATCAAAGTCATGATAAACATAGGGCTTCATTCTCTTTCTCATCTTCTTCATATCGACTGGGTCTAATAGGAGGTTAGATGAGCTGACGAACTCATTTCCATATTGTTTATTAAATGCTTCAATTGAACCTAAGTTCGCTAATTCTCTTTCATACCAAGCCTCATCTCTATCTGGGTGTTGCCACCAGTCAATTCTTGTCCCTAAGTATTCATTATCACCACGTTCTGCCGCAGCATAGATTTGATAGAACTTATTAAATCCATTTGGCGTAGATGTAATTGTTATTCTTGAGACTTTCGACGAGGACAACGTAGGATATACGTTCTCATAGAAAGAGTCTGCTATCGATGGATGGACGTGGGCAAACTCATCTAGGTATAGATTATGGATTGTAAAACCAATACCGGATTTTGCCGTGGTAGACTGTCCTATTAGTCGACAACCATTATCACATCTTACATTCATCACATCATATTTGATAATACCAGGTTTCATAAAGAACGGTAAGTTCTCAATTACTGTTTTGGCTTTATCAATAATTTCTTTTGTTGAATCAGATTTGTTGGCAAGTAACAGAGTGTTCTTATCCATATTAAATGTCAAGTACCATGCATTAAAAATAGAT